CCAGGATGCGGCAGCCGAGGCCGGAAAACAGGCCGGGGCTGCCGGAGACGCGGCCAACGCTGCGGCGGCTGCTGCATCCGCTGCATCCAGCGCCCAGGCCGGGGCAGAGACCGCCAGACAGAACGCCCGGGCAGCTGCGGAAGCCGCCGAGACGGCCAGGAGCGGCGCAGAAGCGGCGAAACTTGCCGCTGCGGAATCAGCCACGGCTGCGGCAGGAAACGCGGAAGCAGCCGCACAGGCTGCCCAGAAGGGCGAAAACCTGTACAATCAAGTAAAAGACGATTTGGCCGCCGGGAAGCTGAAAGGCGAAAAGGGCGATAAGGGAGACCCCGGCAAGGACGCGCCGCAGATCGATGATAACACAGTATCCGCCGACTCCCCGTGGAGCAGCCGCCATATTGTCGAGACGCTGTGCCCGCCCATTGCAGAGACCGGCAACCCCGTGACGTGCTACCCGGTAGCGGGGTATCCGCTGGGAGTGGTGGCATCGTGGGAGCCCACCCAGGCGGGGACGGGTGACCCAAGCCCGGGGAACATCCGGCCTATTAAGGGACGTGACAGCGTGGCGGTGGAGCGGTGCGGGGGGAATGTTATTGAGTTTTTAAGTACAAATGATTTCAATTCGGACATTAAAATAGCAGTAGACGCAGAAAAAAACATTACGTTAAACGGAACAACTGTTGAAAAAAGCAATATTGTTATTGGAATGTGTCGGTTGCATTGGGTTGCGGGAAAAACTTACACCATGTACGTCAAGAAGGTTGGCGGCAGTGCCTCGCTTGGAAGCGATGATGGTATTACTTTTGCCTATTCGCTGTTCACAACGGATTATAATCATTTCTTCCGTGGAGATACAAACAGCAAAAACCTTGATGCGTATATTGCAAGCAATGCTGCGTTGGCAGAAACCGAGCTTATTTTTATGCTGCAATGCTGGCGAGTAAATACAGTATTCAACAACTTTAAATTCCAAATCGAAGTTGTTGAAGGTACCACCGCCCCGACCGCCTACTCTCCATACCAGGGCGATACGCTGGCTTTGCAGCTGCCAGAGACGGTCTATGGTGGTAGTGTGGATGCGGTGAGCGGAGAGGGACAGAATGCATGGAAGCTGATATCGCTGGACGGGACAGAAGAATGGAGGCAAATAAGAAGTTATTGTGAGGTAACTTTTAGAGACTTAGGTCTTCCCAGCTCAGAAAATGATATAACAGCTGCCAAATTATCACAACATGCTGATAGATATATCATTGATAATCCATTCGCAAATACTCTTGCTGACAAGTGTGCATGGGTATACAGCTCTGTGACGATCCCTTATGCCAACCTGAGAATTAAACATGGCGCCTATCAATCCACTCTCGAAAATTGGAAATCCTACCTTGCCGCCCAGGCCGCAGCCGGAACGCCGGTGCGGATTGCGTACAAGCTGGCCGAGCCTGTGCCGTTCCAGGCCACGGGGAACGGGCCCATCATGCCCATTCCCGGGGAGGCAAACACCATTATTACGGATGCGGACAGCGTGACCGTCACCGGGCGGGCAGACCCGGCCCACGCCATTGCGGCGCTGCAAGCACAGTTGGCTACGGCAACACAGCAGCTCGCCGAGACGCAGCAGGATATGGTAGATACCACAGCAATGACTGTGGACTATATCTATCAACAGGATTCTAAAATTTTTGGAGGTGAGGACGATGACAATCAGACAGACGCAATGCCTACTTGAGTATCTGGGCTATGAGCCGGGGGCCATTGATGGGCTGGCAGTGGACGGGGTGGCCGAGGCGGAGCCGGAGTGGGAAGACGAGCGGTTAGAGGAAATGTAAGGAGGAATGACTTATGGCAACAGTAGACAGCAAGCTGGCGAGCGAATTTATCGCCAGCCCCAGCCATCAGAACGGCAGGAAATATCCGATTACACGGGTGACCATCCACCACACGGCCGCGGTTACCACGGCGCGGGTTACGGCCAATGGGTTTGCCCAGGCAAGCCGGAAAGCATCGGCTACATACTGCGTCGGCAACGACGGCAGCATTGTGCAGTGCGTCAGGGAATCGGATATGCCGTGGACGAGCAGCAGCTACGACAATGACAACCGGGCGATCACCATCGAGGTGAGCAACAGCGAGAAGTACGGCCAGTGGCCTGTTGGAGCGAAAGCCATGGAGGCTCTGATTGCTCTGCTGGTGGATATCTGCCAGCGCAATCCCGGCATTGGACGACTGCGGTACACGGGAGATACCACAGGGAATATGACCATGCACAAGTGGTTTGCAAACACTCAGTGCCCAGGTCCTTACCTTGGTGGGAAGTTCCCGGAAATCGCCGCAGAGGTCAACAGGCGGCTGGACGCTGCCAATGTGCCGCAGGTTACCACCGTGTACGACCTGACCGCCTCCGGCCTGCCGGAGACACTGGCCGAACAGGTTGTGGCCGATCTGAAAGCTGCGGGCTACAGTGCCACGCTGACGGCCCGTGAGGTCAAGCAGGAGCAGCCGGTCACACCCACGGAGCCGACCGGCTACCACAGCATTGCGGGGAAGGCCGTGGCAACGGCGGCGCAGATGGTGGCCTACATCAAGGCTAAGCGGCCCAATGTGGAGCAGTCTGTTATTGACATGATCCCCCTGTACATCAGTGAGGGCAAGACAGAGGGCATTGCCGGGGATATCGCCTTTGCCCAGAGCTGCATCGAGACGGGCAATTTCGCGTTCCCGCAGGACACTTGTAAGGTCACGCTGGCGCAAAATAACTTTGCAATGATGGGGGTTGTGGCTGCGGATTCCAAGGGCGAGAGTTTCGCCACACCACAGATAGGTATCCGGGCTCAGATTCAGCACCTTAAGGCCTATGCCAGCAGCGAGGCGCTTGTGGGGGCCTGCGTTGACCCAAGATTTAAATATGTTTCCCGTGGCTCTGCTCCCTATGTGGAGTGGCTTGGCCAGCAGGAAAACCCCAATGGCAAGGGCTGGGCCACTGCCAAGGGATACGGCGACCGGATTCTGGCGGTGCTGGCGGAAATCCAAGGAACCAAAGCCGCAGAAGACGAGCCCGCTGAGGACAAGCCTGCCGCTGACACGCTGGCCGTTGGTGACCTTGTGACCATGCAGGGCGGCGCGCCGGTATATGGGCGGAACCGGGAGTTTGCAAGCTGGGTATATAGCAAGCAGCTGTATGTCCGGGCGATTGTAGGGGATCGCGTGACCGTGAGCATCTACAAGAGCGGGGCCATTACCGGGAACGTGCATCGGAAATATCTGACAAAAATCTAAGGAGGAAAAAACATGAAAGAACTGAAAGATACTGTTGAGGGAATGACAAGTCAGGACTACAAGGAGCGCTTCAAGGCTGAGTATCAGCAGGTGAAAATCCGGTACGACAAACTGGATGCAATGACCGTAAAGTACGAGGCTGGAACGCTGCCGTTTGTACCCGATTGTCCCCTTGAACTCCTGAAGGAGCAGAAGAAGCACATGGGCAACTACATTCGCTGCCTGAAAATCCGCGCCGAGATCGAGGGCATTACGCTTTAAGGAGGCAGCCGTGGAAACAATCATCGCGGCTATTATCTCCGCCGTATTGACCGGCGGGCTGACCCTGATCGGCGTCATGATCTCCAACAGTAAGACCCAGGCGGTCATGGAGACCCGGGTGGATGAACTGACCCGGGAAGTCAGGGAACACAACAATTTTGCAAAGCGAATGCCGGTGGTGGAGGAACAGATCAAGGTCATCAACCACCGCATCGAGGATCTGGAAGGATTTCACAAGCCGAATTAATTTTTTGAGGAGGAAAAAAACAATGGAATTTCTGAACACCTACATCGTTCCCGTCATCGTGGGCCTGTGCCTGGTGGTGGGGTATCTGGTCAAGCACCTGACCAGCGCGGACAATCGGTGGATTCCCGTCATTGTCGCCGTGCTGGGCGTGGGGCTGGCCGTGTGGATTAACTGGCCCACGGTCACGCCGGAGGTGATTCTGGGCGGCGCTGTGTCCGGCCTGGCTTCTACCGGCCTGCATCAGGTTTTTGCGCAGTGGATTGACAAGGGCGATATCATGCCCAAGGGCTGACCTATGGCGCAGCAGGTGCCGTGGGATCAGCAGATCCTGGACGAGTTTATCCGGCGGGCGCTTCTGTCCGAGGAGGATCAATGGCTCTTGCGTAGCCGGATTGGCGGCATGAGCCGCAGCCAGCAGGCCGAACACCTGGGGCTCAGCGAGCGCAGCGTGGACCGGCGGATAAGTCGGCTCAAATCCAAGTATGACCATGTGCAGCCAGGATCTTCGGGCCTGCCCCCTCGGCGTCGGCGGGCCGCCGACACCTGGACCATGGCGCAATAGTGTCGCTTTCGTGACGGCTAAACGGCAGTTTAGCCGTCATTTTTTGTGCTATGATATCAGCACAAAAGGAGGGATGACCATGGCAGCATGGCAGCCAAATCAATGGGGACAGCCCCAGCCGGGCTACGGCTACGGCCAGATTGGAGGATACCAACCGCCCCAGCCCCGGCAGCAGTCCAATGTAGACTGGATCAGAGTGCCCAACGTCCAGGACATCGACCAGGTGACCGTCCAGGCCGGGCAGACCGCCTGGATCATGGCCCAAAACGCCAACGTCTTTGCGGTGCGGATGGCGGATCAGATGGGCATCGTGACAACCAGGTATTTCCGCTTTGATCCCTGGGACCCCGCCGCGGCGGAAAGCCAGCGGCAGGCAAGCATCGAAGAGCGACTGAGCAGATTGGAGGCGATGGTCAATGGGGCGCAATCCATTAATGGACATTTTGAGTCCGCAGCCGTCCCGGCCGAGCCCGTCTAGGGGCGGCTTCGGCGGGCTGGGGGACATTATGGGGCTGGTAACGCAATTCCGACAGTTTGCCCAGACTATGACGCCGGATAAGGCGGAGGCGGAAATTGCCAAGCTGTTGTCTTCCGGGCAGATGACGCGAGAGCAGTTCCAAGAGCTCAGAGAAAACGCAAAATTCGTTCTCAAATTTCTGAAATAATCCGGGCGCGCACGGTTTATTTATAATTTTTTTGGAAGGAGAATTTTATGGACTATAGCTTATCTGATCTCAAGGCCATCATGGGTGACAGTAACGGGACCTTCGGCGGCGGTGGACTGCTGCTGGTGGTGATTCTGTTCCTGTTTTTCGTGATGTTTCGAGGTGGCTGGGGCAACCAGGGCGATTATGGCCAGTACGCCACTGCTGCGACTCAGCAGGAGATCCTGTACGGCCAGCAGTTTGGCCAGATCAATGACCGCTTGACCAACATCGGCAACGGCATCTGCAACCTCGGCTACGAGATGCAGGGCAACATCGGACAGCTGGGCAAGGAGGTGGCGCTGGCCCAGAATGGCACCAACATGACCATCATGCAGACCGGCAACGGCATCCAGGCACAGCTGGCGGACTGCTGCTGCAAGACCCAGCGGGCCATTGACAGCGTCAACGCCAATATCGATGCCAAGTTTGCGGCCCTGGAAAAGTCCCAGCTGGAGCAGCGCATTGCGGAGCAGTCCGCTCGCATTGCCTCGCTGGAGATGGACAACCGGATGTATGGGATCGTCCGTTATCCCAACGGCTACACCTATACCGCAGGCCCCAGCCCCTTCTGCGGCGGCTGCTGCGCCGCGTAAATCCCCCACCACGCTATAACAGCGTAGCCCCTGCGGCAAACGCTGCGGGGGCTTGTTGAATGAAAGGAGTAATTATGGCATGTAATTGCGGCCGCAAATCCGCGGCACAGAAATACAACTACGCCACTCAGACCCTGACTGCTACGCCGGCGCCGCTCAACATGGGTGCTTCCGCCGGGTTGCCGTCCGGTCCGTCCATCGTGGACCGTGGGAACAATCTAGGCGTAGGCCGGACCGGTCTCTACCGGATCACGGCGCAGGCAATCCTCGCTGTCACCACGGCGGGCACGGTCAACCTGCAGGCATACTATGGCGGCGTGCCCATTGCGGCAGCCCGGAAGTCTCGGCCTGCCGTTGTCGGCAGCACGGAGATCACCCTGGACAACCTTGTCTATTTGGTCGTCCCCGACAGCTGCAATTGTAACAGCGTGACGCTGCCGGTCGATATCTACGCCTGGACTGATGACAGCGCAGCGGCCACGGTCTCCAGTCTCACGGTCAACCTGCTCAAGGAGGCCTGATGGGCGCCCCCGGCAAGCTCATGGATCTCTGCTGGGATGAGATCCATGACGCCCAAAAGTACGCCCTCCTGGCCAACCAGTACAAGTGCACCAACAGAGAGCTGGCGGATCTGTTTTTTAAGCTCTCCGGGGAGGAGATGGATCATATGGCCAGACTGCAGGCCATGGCCTTCCGGCTCCTGGACCAGGAGCGCAACGCCGGCCGTGACGACGACGGCAAGATCCAAGCCGTTGTCGAGCACCTGCACTGCCGCAATCTGGACGCTGCTGCCGATGTCGGCATTATGCAGGGGTTGTACCGCAAGTAATAAGGGCAGGCCCTCCCGTTTTTAGCGGGAGGGCCTGCTGACTGTGAACCGGTATAGACCGGCAATACATACGACCTCCGTAAGGGAGGTTCGCATAACGTGCATTGGTGGAGCCGAGGGGAATCGAACCCCTGTCCGAAAGCAACTTGGAAAGAGTTTCTCCGGGCGCAGTTTGTTATTTACATTCCCTCATCCCGGCGGGAACAAACACCCTACGGGAATTGGTAGCTTCATTGTTCATGGTACGCGCAAAGCTTAGCGCACACACGGTCTCCACTCAAATCACACCCGAGCCCGGCTCGTGGACCTTCCGGGGCGGATGGGCGCCTAATCAGGCAGCCATTGCAACAGAATTGTTGTCAGTTAAATTTAAAAAATTGCCCGTTTTATCGTGGCCAGGCGCCACGGCCCGCTACTCCAGCCTCACTACCCCCGTCGAAACCAGTACGGCCCCGGAAATAGTATGTCATTGCGAGACAGTGCGCACACTGTCGTGGCAATCCCCCGGAGACTCTGCCGAGGAATCGCCACATGGGTGTGCCAACCGCTTCGCTGCAACAGCAAAATCAGAACCGCCCGTAGGGATCAGGCAGCTTCTTGGGCTCCGGATAGGTTTCCCCGTGGGTGTCTACAGTGATGGAAGCGATCTTCTGCTCTGCCACAGGCCGGTCGTTGGGGCCGGTCTTGGTGGAGGCGATGGCATCCACCACATCCATGCCGGAAGTGACCTTGCCAAAGGCGGCATACTGGCCGTCCAGATGCTTGGCATCCTGATGCATGATGAAGAACTGGCTGCCTGCGGAATTGGGAGAAGAGGAGCGGGCCATGCTCAGCACGCCTCTTTTGTGCTTCAGCTCATTCTTCACACCGTTGAAGAAGAACTCGCCCTTGATGCAGTAGCCGGGGCCGCCCATGCCGGTGCCGTCGGGGCAGCCGCCCTGGATCATGAAGCCGGGAATGACCCGGTGGAAGATCAGGCCGTCATAGAAGTTATGATTGCACA